CCCATGGGAGCGTGCGGCTACCCGCCGTGGCCACGGCCTTCATCCCTTTCGGGGTGTCGTTGGTACCGTCGTCACGGAGAAACGCCTTATCTTCACGGGTGGAAATGCCGCTGATGATGTCGCCTAAAATCAGCTGCTCGACGTTGAAGCCGCCGCGACCAATCAGCTGGTTGGAAATCGGCACCATGGTGATCAGCGTTTTGGCGTTCAGTTTGACGTCATCGAAAGTCGCACCGCTCGCCTTCACATCCTTGCCTTCACCGACATAGCTTGCCGTTGAGCCGCTGGCCAGTCGCGGGATCGCCAGGTTACCGTTCGGCAGTGGGATGCTTCGCGCCCCGAGCTTACGCACGATGGTGCGGTCGCGCAGGAGCTCAATCACCTCGTTCTGCATGTTCTGCGGAACGAGCGCGCCGCCTGAATTGGCTGCGGTCGTGATAGCCATCGACAACCCCTGATCGTTCAGGTCTTCCGCAGCAAACGCCGCGGCCTGCTGCAGGTCGCCTTTACCTGCCGCGATGGCCATCACCATGCGGGTCATGCCTGCGCCTTTGTACTGCGCCGGTTCGGCTTTTACCTGCACCGCCGGTGCGTTACGACCGTTTTGCGCAGCCTTCACCGGAATTGCCGTGGTGGCAGCGAGGCGTTCTGCCGCTTCCAGACGCTCAATGGACGCCGAAAGCTCATCAAACTGAGCCTGCAGGTCAGTGAATTGCTCCAGCTGCTCCGCGCTCAGCGTGCCGCCGTTCATTTCAATCTGTGCCAGGGCCTGAACCTGAGTGTTAATACCCGCACGCTGGCGACGCAGTTCTTCGATTTTGTTCATCGTTTTTCTCTCTTTTACGCATAAAAAAAGCAGCCATCTGGCTGCTTACGGTGACGCTTCGCGTCGGGTTACATACGGGCCTGCTGATCCATAACAGCAGCACGTAACTGGATACTGGATTGCTGGGGCGAGGGTTTGTATTTCGCGGCAATCGCGTTGATGGCTGACTGAGGATCGGACATCTCATCTGCCAGCCCTGCCGCTATGGCGTTCTGCCCGAAATACAGCGCGGCCTGGGTGCCGATAACGGCGTCGATATCTATGCCGCGATACTGCGCGACGGAGGACGTGAACGTCTGGTATGCGCCGTCGATCATCGCCTGTATCTGGGACGTGGCCAGCTCCGTCAGCGGTTCATGTGGAGAGCCGTTGTTCTTGTTATCGCCGCGCGAGAACGTGGTAAATTTCAGCCCCACGCTCTCCTCCCATTTCGATGCTTCCATGTGCTCCAGGATGACCCCGATGGAGCCCACGCCGCTGGTTTCGCTGACGATAATTTTGCTGCAGGCCGACGCGATAAAGTACGCCGCAGAGAACGCGCTGAAGTTCACGATGGCCGTAATGGGCTTCACGCTGCGCGACTGATAAATGTAGTCAGCCAGCTCCTTACAGCCCGATACCGCGCCGCCGCCCGAGTTAATATCGAGCACGATTTCTTTAATGCCCGGGTCGTTCAGAAGGGAAGCCAGCTTGCCGCGAATACGCTCGTAGCTGTTCAGCTCCGTACACATATTCACGATCTGGCCACGCCGGGGGACCAGAATGCCGTGGACAGGAATAACGCCCACGCCGCCGCCGCTTTGCTGAGGTTCATTCGTTTCCTGTGACTCATCCGGCCCCAGGGCCATTTCCAGCGGGGCCACATTCATGCCCTGCAGGCGGGGAACCAGGATCGACTTCACCGAGTCCATGATTTGCCGCGTGGCGTAGTGAGGCACCCCGAACACCTGGTCAGCCAGGTGCGGCAGGTTGATTAATTTCGACATTGTGTATACCTGTGAGAGCCTGATAATCAGGTTTTATGCAGTTCGCTGCAGGATTGCGCTGATTTCGCTTATCTGCGCGGGGGTGGCTTTATCCAGCCCGTGAACGGTGCTGGTATCGACCATATTCAGCGGCGTCAGATACTTGTCGCCGCCCTCTACCGGGGCCATGTTCTCCATGCGCCGGATATCGTTTACCGACAGCCAGCCCCACTGGCGGCCCAGCGCGTAGGACTCGTAACGCGATTTCTGATCGCCGCGTAGTAGCGACGAGACGTTGAACTCGATGTAAAAGTCGCGACGCTCGCTGGGTATGGTCGACGGTACTCGCACGGGTTGCTATGCCAACGCGTTGGCACGACTGGCAGATGTGTTTATCTCGCTGGAGAATACGTGCACGCCTGACTTCCCAGGGACGCCCGTATCCACGCTCTTGTCGGCTTTTGCCGTTCTGATAGTTGCGCCATCCTTCGCCGGCATGCTGCTGCCGATGTTCATCGCAGTAGCCACTTGAGTCATGTGTCAGCGCGGCACAGCCTTTGTGCCTGCATGGTCTTTTGATACGTGGGGGCATATTAAATCACAACGCCTGTAAACATGATCTGCTCTGTGAAAAAGCGATATCACTAAAGATATACGTTTTGATGAGTGGGATTAATGAAAGTTAAATCGGCCAAAAGAGAATATTCATATTTCTATGAACTTCTCTATAGTCGACGTTAAACACATGTTATCAAAGATAGCCTCTGAAAGGGTTTCATGTAAATTACATAACAAGCCAACTTTCAACTTTGCAATGCCGCACCAAATTAAACCTTCTAAAAAAAACTAACAATAACAAAGATAAACTTGAAAAATTTACCACCCCCTAATAAAATGTGTAACTTTCATGTGGCAAATACAAAAACAAGGGCATTCACTTGAATCAATTTAAAAACGCAACCACCATGATCGTCATGGTACTTTCAGCATGCTTACTTATTTATATACTGACTGGTTTTTTTGCAATTTTTGAAGATAAAGGGCCGTTATCAGCTTTAATTGGTGCAATCGCATCCATAACTACATGTGCCATTGCAATACGTGCTATTTTTATAGCGAAAAAATGGCACATTGAAAAAATGAAATCTCAAGTATTCGAAGGCGCATGCTCTTATCTTGACCTTATAAACTCATCTTTAGCCATTACATCATTCCTTCATATGGACCTAAAAAATAGAGTTGACTTCCTAAATTACAAACTAAAGGCAAACACTAATTTTGACTCATCCGCAGAATTGTTTAATGAAATAAACGCGTTTCTAAAATTAACTTACAACGCGAGATTTGACACATATAAAAACATGCTATCCCTCTCAAAGTATCAAAAGCATGTCGCACCTGCATATAATGAATTTTGCGGAAAGACAAATCTTAAGTTGGCATTATTTTTGGGTGGATTATCAACACCTATAACATTTCAGAACGGCAAGTTTGAGATTAACCACAAGGTTATCGATGCTTACAAATTCTTCAATGAAGACACGAACGGCAAAATATTCAATAGCATATCCAAACTTGCAGTCTCAGAGTTTATTAACTTAACCAACGCAGCAAAAGAGATGCAAAGCTAAAAATTAATTACAATATATTTTCAAAATAACTCACAATCGAATAAGAAGTGATTGTGAGTTATTTACAACCACTACGCTAACACTCAAATAAATGCGCTCAGACTATTCAAAAAAATGCAAAAGAACTACTCATTGTGTGTTATAGCCATTTTGTACCATCAAGGACTCATAAATCCTTACACACGCTAATCCTGCACGGTAATTTTCGTCAGCTCGCGTAGCATAATATTTAGCTTCTTCTGCAATGTTTCCGAGCATGTTGGCGAGCATTGCGGCGTGAGCGCTAGTTGTTTTGCTTCCGACGGAAGCGGCAAGACTTGAGGTGTGCTTTGCGGCGTCCAGGTGGATGGCAAGTTTTGTTGCTTCGGTGCGCAGCTGGCTAACAGTGGCAGACAGGCCAGCAACAGTCGAAGCTGCTTCTGCAGCCTGTGCTTGTGCATCTTTAACAGCCTCTTCACGAGCGATTACTCGCCCTTGTTCAATCAAACGGGCAGCCGTTTGTGCGCTCGCAACCTGAGAGAAATCTTCACTATTACGATCCGCCCATTTCTTTTCCCATGCTCGTTCCGTCCACACACTTCCTGCAGTAAATGAAGCAATGAGGAGAACCGAAACCGTGGCAGTTTTCCACCATGTTTTAACGAATAAGCTGTTCACTGGTCTAACCCCCAGCACACCAGCGCGCTTTCCTGGTCCCGTCGCTCGACCTGCCCATAGCAGCCATTCTTTTGGCCTTTGGTCAGGTGGCAATCAAGGCCACCATCTTTTATCCACCAACGGATAGCATCACAGGCTCCTTTCCGGTCACCAGCATTGATACGCTTGTAGAACGTCGAGGGGAAACATTTACCGGGGCCGATATTGTACGGGCAGAACGAAGCAATACCCGCTTTCTGCGGTTCGGTCAGCGGCACCTTAATATTGCGTTCAACCCACGCGAGCGCTCTATCACGTTCGATGGCGTTTACTTGGTCGCATTTCGCCTGCGTCAGCTTCATACCCCGCACCACCGGTTTGCCATCAACCATTGTGGCACCACGGCAAATCGTCCAGATGCCTCCACCGTCTTTGTATGCCGTGAGACGATTCCCCTCTTTCTCATTCAGGAACTGATCGAGGATTGTTGGTGCAGATGCCCCAGCAAGAACCAATCCAAGAACAGTCGCGCTTAATTTCGCCCTGTTCCCCATTTACTCACCTTCCTTTTGTAACGCCTCAACGACCACGCTTGCAGCTGCAGGGCGTTCGTGAAGGGGTTTGTCACCGACCCCTTTTAGGTAGTCATTGACCATTTTTGTTCGCTTCTCGTCCTCTCTTCGCTTGCGGTATGCATCTACACGCCCGTTGATGTAGGAGGCAAGCGAGATAAGCAAACCGGCAGCGCCAAAGAACATGAACACCAGATCCTGAGTGGTAAATCCAATGGCAGACGCCAGAGCTGCTACCCACGCGAAGAACTGCGTGAAGATGTTCCCTGAATCATTCATTTTC